ACTTACAATCAATATCAATAAAATTTAAACCGCAATTTATGTCGAGTTCAGCATCAAAAATATATGGCTTAATAGTCTCTATTAAAGCTTCTTCATTGCAAGGCTTGTTAGATTTAGCATAACTTCGGTAGCCATCTTTTTTAAATATAAGAAAATTGTTGGCAAATTGTTTTTCGGTCATCTTTAAAATAGATGGATGTATGAAGTTAATTTGTGAGTATAAGTCAAGCAAGCTATTAGTAAGCGGAGTGCCGTTTAGTATCAATCTAAACTTAAATAAATGCCAATTAGATACAAGCCTTGCCGTTCTCTTGGCAATTAGGTTCTTAATAGTTATACTCTCATCAACAATACAAAAACTAGCTTTATTTGTTGCTAACGAAACAAGCTGTAAATACTTATTATCGCTACCTCCGATGCTTTCAATTGTAAAGTAATGTATTGGCTTTGTTAAGTTAAAACTCCATTTATCTATTTCGGCAATATAAGATTGTGATTTTATCAATGAAGCAGGTGCTATCCATATGATACAATCATAATCATCTTGTTTAGATATAGCCAAGTCCATTGCAACCTTTGTTTTGCCAGTTCCCATTGACATAAACAAAATGCCACCTTTAAGCTTGCTTAATTTTTCAAAAGCTCTTTTTTGATAATCAAAATTACTCACCAACCTCCCAAGATTTAGAAAATTCTTTATCTTTAAATAATGAAGCAAGCCCTGTTATTTGTTTCATTCTTAAAAGTTCATCGGCATCCATGCCAAGGTGTTTAGCAATCCATTTATCGCTTTTACCCATTTCTAATAGCTCGGCAACAATATTTGACATTAAATCTACGGAGTGCGAACCTCTTGCTCTGTTGTGCCTAATTGTCGAAGCCATCCTATTACTAATATCTTTTTCTATTACAACAACTGGTAATTTTCCGCCCTCTCTTTCATAAATATCTTTATGTTTATTGATAATTGTGTATCGGTGGAAGCCATCAACTATCTCATATTTATCAATATCTGCTAAATAATAACAAACAATTGGCATTGTGTAGCCATCATTAAGAATTGATTGATAAAGCAACTTCATTTCAGGTGAAGCTACACTGTTAGGGTTGTAAGCATTTGCTTGTATTTTTTCTACTGAAACTGCAATAACATTATAAACTGGACTTGTCATATTTTATAAATTTTTATATTTTGTTAATAATTCTTTCATTCGCTCTTGCTGTTGTTTAGTTTGAGTAAATGAAATTGTTTTGCATAAATGATCGTTTTTAAGAATACAAATTGCCATTCTCCGCCAAGTCGGAGCTAATTTTGCACTTTCAATTTTAACATCTAAACAATCATTGATTTTTGTATAGACTAAAAGCTTTTTATCTTTTTTGCCTCTTGTAGATATTTTTTCTAATATTTTTGCACCTTCTGGCAATTTGTTTTCAAGATTATTACGAACTGGACAACCTTTTTTGTTCCAATATTTCATAAACTTAATAAATCTTTTCTTGTAGTGATTAGCAAGTTCAGGCGGTAATGTTGAAAGCAATAATTTTGTATAACTTTTCCAAGTATGCCCCTTTGGTAATTTAACCTTACCATAGCCCATAATTTTCTCGCCACAATAGATATTGCCAAAATTAGCTCCGCTTACTCTATTAACAACTTTAGCCCAAGTCTCCTGCTCTATTACTCGAAACAATGCTAATCCTATTCTTTGATCGTCGCCATAGGGTTGACAAATTCTTTGATTAGCAATCGACAAGCCAGCTTTCCAAAACAAATCATAAACTTTGTTATAATCCCAATTAAATTTAGCATTGCCAACCCATATATCTTCGGTAGTCCAATCATAAATCGGATAACAATTAAAGACATCATTAGAAATTTGAGTAGTCCATATCTTGTTTTGAAACATCTTTTTATCTTTACTAGCAATTGTTCGGTATCTATTTAAACTCTCATCGCTCCTGATACCAACTAAACAAGCGGTTGTTTTTCCTTTAGAAAACCACTTTCCAAATGCTGGTGTAAATTGCTCAAACTCCATTTTTTCTTTAAAAAAATCAAAATAATCAAGACTAGAAATAACATAGTCACGAATTGGCATTTGCCTTATCCACTTGTCTTGTTGCTCACTATCCCAACAAGTCCAAAACGGATTGAATACACTAACAGCATTACGAAGAGTAAGAGGAAGGCAAACAAAATAAGGCTCTATTAAGTCAAGGTTGCTGTCAATAGTGTTTAAGATATAGTCAATTGTTGCCTTGTATTGCCCTTCTAAATCGACTACTAAAACTCCTATTTTTTCTTTAATATTATTAGCTCGCATATAATCAAGAGTAAGATTAAGCATCACTCCGCTATCTTTACCGCCACTAAACGATAAATAAACTTTCTCAAAATTGTCAAAAATAAATTTTAACCTATCTTGTGAAGCTTCATAAACATTCTTATCAAGATACTTTTTCATATATTAAATCATTGATTGCTGTTTGATTAAATACTGGCTCAATAGTTTTAGGTATGTGTATATAATTTTCATATTTTATCTTTTTGCTTTGTGCCAGTTTATCATCAATTATAATAGAATTACCTTTGCCAAATCTAATAGCTACCTTTGGCAACCAAGCCATTACTTCATCCTTGAATAAGATGAAGTAGGCTTTTTCGGTCTCCCTCATTATTTGCTTAAACTTCGCTTTCACTTTCATTTTTCGGTGCAAATATTTCTTGAATTTGTTTGGCTGTGTATTCTACTTCCTCGATTTTAGTGAATGAAGTTGTTTTGCCTTCGCCATTTCTAAAGCATTTAAATTTAAACTCTTCTGTAAAACTAATTGTCATTAAATAGCCATTCTTACCACTAGTTCTAACACATTTTGCGGGGTGCCAAAACATTAATTTAGATTTTGGAAGTTTAATTAAAACTGCTTTTTCGGTTTTTGTTTCAATTAAGTTTGAATTTGCTGTTACTTGGATCCAGTTTGTCATATTTGCCTTTAATTTTAGTTAGTTAATTATCAAAATTTTTTTTGATATACATAGTTTAACTATTTAAAAAATAAATGTCAAGAATTATTTTTAAATTATTTTCAAGCTACAAAACAAAGGGGCGAGGGCTATTTTTAGAAAATAAGTAAAAAATATTTTAAGCAATTAATCCGTGATTTTTTAAAGCTGTGATTATACTTGCAATTGCAGTTCTTGCTTCTGCATCTACTATTGTTCCGCCAGCAGGATTGTTAATTGTTGCTTGTTGACTGCCAACAACTTTAATATTATTTACTTTGTAAGATAAAGCATTAAAAGATTTGTCGCAGTCAGTATCGCCTACAATAGTATTTTTGGTATTACCTGCTTTGAAAGCGTTGTTAGAAACTCTATTCTTTACTTCGCTATCACCATCTTCGAGAATTGATTGTGTAGCCACTTCGTAAGGTATGCCGAATAAATTTGTTTTACTACCATTGCAACCAAACAATAAAACAAGTGCCGTATCTGTCGGCTTAACTTTTGATTGCGAGCCGTAAGGATATAGCAACAATACATCGTCGTAGACTTCGTTATACATTGAAACAACCGTGGCATAAGTGCCATCAGTTTTTGTGATATAGCCTTTAATAATCATAGTTTTTTTTAATGCTATTTTAATAGAGTATTTTATCTTATTATTATAAACTTTTAAAATAAAAATGGCAATAGATTTTAAACTCACACAAAAAAAAGATTATTGGGATCTAGACATTGAAAACGGCGATATTGCCAAAACCGATAGTTTAGACACTGCCCTTTATATGTCGGTTTTTTGTGAAAAAAGAAGCGATAAAGTAAGCGAGCCAACATTAAGAAGAGGGCACTTTACCAATGCTTTTAATCGTGTTGCTAGTTATGAAGTAGGCTCTTTATTGTGGCTATATACAACACAAGCCAAACAAACTCAATCTAATCTAACAATGATTGAAACATCAGTAAAAGACGGCTTAAAATGGATGATTGACGATAGCATAATTAGTAAAACAAATGTTAAAGCTACTAAACAAGATACAAAAGTTAGTATTGAAGTAGATTTAATAAATAAATTGCAAGTTAATAGTAAATATTACAACCTTTTTTTAAATTTATAAATGGCAATCGAGTTCTCAACAATATCACAAATACAAGAAAGACTTGCAAATGCCTTAATTCTTGCCGTAAATGCAGGACAGCTCGATACATCAAAGCAAATAGATCCTAATATTAGAAATTCTTTTGCTCTTGGTTTGGTTAAATCACTGTCGGCTGGTTTTGATGAGAATAATGATAATGTTAAAGAAGTCTTGAAACAATTATTCCCGCAAACTGCAACTGGCGACTATTTAGAATTGTGGGCTTCTTGGTTCGGTATTACTAGAAAAGATCCAGTCAAAGCCGAAGGTTATGCTGTATTTACTGGGGTTGCTTCTACAACAATACCTACTGCAACTGCAATACAAAAAGCCGATGGCACACAATATGAAACACAAGCAGGTGCCACAATATCGGCTCAAACAATAGGTATAACAACATTGACTAGAAGTGGAACTACTGCAACGGCTACAACTACTTCTAATCACAATTTAGCAACTGGTGTATCTATTACTATTGCTGGTGCTTCTCAAACAGAGTATAATATTACTGCAACAATTAATGTTATATCAAACACTCAATTTACCTATACAATAAGCGGAACACCTGCAAGTCCTGCCACTGGCACAATAACTGCAAGTTTTACTTCTGCATTTGTTTTTATAAAAGCCCTTGATTATGGAGTAAATGGCAATTCTGCTGGCGGTTCTCAATTATCTTTAATAAGTCCAATAGTAGATGTTGATGATAGTTGTTATTTAAGTTATGATGGCTTGGCACTTGGTTTAGATGCCGAAACTGATGATGAGCTAAGAAGCAGATTAAGTGAAAGATGCTCTAATTTTACTGCACCATTCACAGCTTCTGGATTGCCAGTATTTATAAAAGAAAGAATTGCTGGTATTACTAGGGTTTGGGTTCAAACTGCCACACCATCGGCTGGTTATGCCACCATCTATTTTACTCGTGATAATGATACCAATATAATTCCTACAGCCTCACAAGTAAATGCTGTTAAAAATGCAATCATTGATGTTGATAACGGAATTAAACCTGCAAATACTCCCGATAATTATGTTGTAGTATCTGCACCAACTGCCGTTCCAATTGCAATAACATTCGCAACATTAAGCCCTAATACCGTGGCTATGAAAACTGCAATCACAACAACACTTAACGATTATTTTAAAAGCCCTGCAATCAATGTCGGCGACGATATTACAGTTAATCAAGTCAATGCTTTAATTTATAATGTTATTGATGAAGACGGCAACTCGCCAACTTTTACATTATCAGCACCATCAAGCACAACAGTAGTGAGTGATTCACAATTAGCAACCCTAGGCACAATAACTTATCCATAATGCTTAAAGAAAGAACACAAACACAACAAGCCGATATTTTAGCACAATATTTAAGAGATGATAGCCTGCACGAAGCTAAAAATAGGGACGGTTCAACATTAAGAAAAATATTGATAGGCTTAGCTAGTGAGTGGCTAAATTTTAGAAGTAAAATAAACGAAGTTTCTAACGAATACAACCCAAAAACAACAACTCAACTGATTGAAGAGTGGGAACAGTTCGTAGGTATCCCTGACAATTGCATTCCAGTAGCTTCTACAATAGAACAAAGAAGGTTAAATGTTTTATTAAAATTAGCTGGTATCAATGCAGCAACCGAAAAACAATTTAAAAATGTTGCATCTATTCTTGGTTATAATATTGAAGTATCTAATGGAGTGTCAACATCAACATTCCCATTGACATTGCCGTTTTTGTTAATTAGCGAAGCCTCGGCACCATTCACAATTGTTATTACATTGCCAAGCTCTATAAAGCCGAGTGGTTTTCCTTTAACTTTTCCTTTTACTTTAACATCTCAACAACCAGCAATTTTAGATTGCTTGTTTAACAAGCTTAAACCTGCAAATACTCAATTATTTTTTAGGTATTCTAATGCTTTATAATTTTAATTTAAAACACTATGTCTGATTTTAATACATCAAAAATTGATGGCAACACAGTAGGGGCTATTGAATGGAACCAGCTTGCCGATGTCGATAATCTTATTATTAGCTCTGGTCAAACTCCATCTACTTCTAATTTAGAACAACTTGGTATTGGTTCTGCAAGATATTCTAGTGGAGGTCAATTCTTTACTGATAGCGGGACTGCGAATACTTATGTATTAAGCCCAGTTTCGCCTTTTAAGTCTCCTGTATCAAGTGGAGCTGGCGAAGGTTATTTTAATGGAATGATTATTCGCTTTCGTGCTGGCAATGCCAATAGTGGAGCTTCAACAGTCAATGTCAATAGTGCTGGTGTGAAAAATCTTAAAAAAGCCGATGGAACTGATGTTGCAACTGGTGATATTTTAACTACTCGTGATGTTGTTTTTAGATATGATGGCACTAACTTTATTAAAGTAGAAAATGTTAATCCTGCCACAAACACAATTCAAGGTATATCTTATTTACCACAAAAAATAACTATTGCCAACAACTCAACTGATGCAAATAACGATATAGATTTTTCGGGCGGTAATTTTGTTTTTAGCGATTTTTCTGGGCAAGCCTATGTGCCTGCAATGACAAAACGGCTTGATGCTAACTGGACTGCTGGCACTAATCAAGGCGGTTTAGATACTGGCACAAAAGCAAATTCTACTTGGTATTATTGCTATACTATATACAACCCTACAACACAAGCAAGCGACTTTTTATTTTCTGCAAGTGCTACATCACCTACTTTACCGAGTGGTTTTACAAAACTTAAGTATATTGGATCGATTTTAACAAATAGCAGTGGTAATATTATTGCTTTTAAACAAGTAGATAATTATTTTTACTTCCCTGAAATATTAGATGCTAGCCCAACCCCTACTAGCGGTGTTTATTCTACTTATACATTAAGTGTCCCAAAACAAAATAACATTATTGCTATGGTTAGAAGTTCTATTGCATACACTGGAACTGGTGTAACTAGTGTTAATATTTATTTTAGAGCAACTGGAACAAGTATTGCTTTTATAGGACATGGTTTTACAACAAATGGATATACTAGTAATAGTATTGTAAATTTTGTGTCAACAAATAATCTAGGACAAGTTGATGTATCTTTTAATTTTACAGCACCTGTAAGTAATGCTACATTGCATACTTTTGGCTATATTGATAATAACTTATAATAACTACTACTATGAAAATTTATTTAAAATCTCCTGAAGACAATAGAATTATTGAGTTTCAAAACGAAAACGAAGTAGGTGCTGGCTTTATTGGTTGGCAACCTGCAACCGAGCAAGAAATAACCGCTTTTCTTTTTGAAAAAGCCAAACAATCTAAACTTGCCGAACTAGATATTTTTCACGATAGCGAAGAAGTAAAATATTTAATAATCAAAATTGGCAAGTTGCAGACTGGAATTTTTGTTAATTCATACTATCGCTATATAATTGATGAGCAAAGAATTTTGCTGGCAATAAGAAAAGAGAATGGGGAAGCAAACCCAACTTGGCTATATCAAAATGGCATAACTCTACCGCTTGACTTAAAAACATTGGACCAAGTTCGATTATATATTGGTAAATTAACTGATGATAATTTTAGGGCTAAAGCCAAAAATATTCAGGCAATTAACAACTTTAAAACTATTAGAGAATTAGAAAAATTTGATATTAAAACAAATTACCGATTTAACCAAATTTTAACTTTTTAAAATGTTAAAATTATTATTAAAACTATACAATCTTTTTAAATCAACTTTTTTAAGCCCAAAAGGCACTGTTTCGAGCAAAAGATTAATTGGTTTTTTAATGATAACAGAGGCTGGTTTTTTAATCGCCTATTCCGTATTTATGAAGCTACATTTCGGCAAAACTCTTGATGAAAATTTAGTTAATTTGTTAAACTCTTTGCTTTACATTGGCGGTGGTTTAGTAGGTGCTACTATTTTTGAAAAAAAATTTAAAACAATAAAAAATGAAAACTAATTTAAAAATTATTTATGATAATTTAAAAGATGGTGATTGTTTAGCTTTTTATCGTAAAGCTTGGTATCTACAAATAATCCCATTTTTTACAAAAGAAAAAAATGATAAAGAAGCTCCGCAACACGTGGCAATTTGTTATGAAGTTAAAAGAGATGTAAATAAAATTAGTTTTAAATTAAGCGAACAAAATTTTCACGGCGGACAATATAAGGATGTCGCTATATATCACTGGCAAAGTATAGAAAAAGAAAATGTATTTTGGACTTTTGATGATTATTTTTTAAAGCAAGATAAAATTGCCTTGTTAAGTCTCAAACAACCGCTTACGGCACAACAAATAGAAAATGGTATTACTGACGCTAAAAATCAAGTTGGTAAAATTTATGGCTATTTATCTTTACCACTTGGTATAGAATATTTAGAAAAATTACTTCCAAACTGGTTAAAAGAAAAAATATTAAAAATACAAAACTCGCAACAAAAAAGACATTGTGCTTTACATATTCGCTGGAACTTAAAAAAAATGGGAGTTTATGATTTTAAAGATTTTAATCCGAGCCCTCTCGAAATAACTAAATTACCTATTTTTAATGTTCTTGTTTGATATTTTATCCAAAATCAATGCTATTAATGGTTTTTTTAAACTAATAAAATCTTTTAACAAAATCTTGTTAATTGTTATTTTACTAACAATTACAATTGCAATTAGTGGTTTTTTTATAATAAAAAAACATTATGATAATTCAATTTACATCGATACCGTGCAAGACGAGAGAATTAAAAAAGAGATACAAAATATTTTAAGAAAATGCGGTGATAAAAATGCCATTGCTGTAAGTGTTATTAGTAGCGAAACTACTAGCAATTATTATGGTAAATTTAAAGAGTTTTGGGCTTGTGATAAAAATTATAGTGCAGAATGTTTATTAGATTTAACTTTGCAAGAAAAATATAGAAGCGATTATAATGTAGATTTTGAAACATATAAATTATTAAAAGATATTGCTATTGAAAATGAAACAAAAGAATTAAATTTGGCAACTTTTAACATTGAAAGATATTTAACAATTTACGAGATATTAAGACAATCGCCTAATTTTGATAATATACATACATTATGGTTAAGCGGTGTAATAAATACTGAAAAAAAAGTTATTTATGCCATCTCAATGACAAGTTGGAGCAATAAATATTGTGAAAATGCAGCTTTTTATTTAGATAAATTAAAACAAAAACTACCGATATCGAAACTATGGAAATAATTTATATAATTACAATATCAATTTTTAATACAATTTTGACAGTAGGTTCGATAGTTTATTTTCATTGTAGGCTTAATAAAATGGATTTAAGAATAGAGCACGAAATTAAAAACCAAAAACATACACAAGGTTTATTGCAAAAATTTAATAAAACCGATAATATTTTATGATTAATTTGTATTTTAAATTATTTATGGCTTTTTTTAACTTGAAACTTAATAAAAAAATATTTTTTTATGGCATTGTATTTGTATTGATTATTGCTGTATATTTTTTAACAATTGTTTTTATGAAACAACAAACTAAAAATGCTGTTATTAAAGTAAAAGAAGAAGAGAGGTTAGCTTGTGAAAATATGATAGCTTCCGGGAATTTAGACAATCAAACAAAAACAATCAAAACAATTATAAAATATGAAAAAATTAAAAATGACGTGTCTACTTATGATATTAATGAGCGGTCTCGCCTCTTGCAACAAATTGAAGACTTTAACTTTGCAGACTAGTAATCAAAATTGTTGCGACATTATACCTAGTTTAGACATAAAAGAGATTGTAAAGCAAAATGAAGTATTAAGCCAGCCAGTATTTACTCATCTTATTTTGGTGATGGCAGTTAAAAAATGCGGTTGTTTGCCAGACGAGGAGGCAAAAGAAAAATGTTTTAATAAATTTAAATTAAAATAAAATGCAAATTCTACTTAAAAGATATTATACTAAAAACGGAGACGGTGCCACTCTTGGCATTTTAACCGCACCAGAGTTGGATAAATTAAATTCTGAGCCAATATGCTATACAATTGAAAGACCACTATTTTATAAAGGCAATAGCAATAAAAGAGATGATAAAAAAACTGCTACTATTAATGAAAGTTGTTGCATACCTATTGGTAAATATAAAGTAGTTAAGCACTCTTCTGTAAAATTCCCATTATCTTTTTTAATAAAAGAAGTTCAGGGTAGAAATATAATTTTGATACATCAAGCCAACTGGATGGAGGAGTTGCTTGGCTGTATAGCAACTGTAGATCAAATCGTTAATAGCAATAAAAAACCAAGTGGTTATTGGGGTTTTAACTCTATGGAAATGTTAAGAAAATTAGAAAATTTTATTGCTGACAAAACAAGCAATATTAACGAATTTACTTTGACAATTATTGATAATCAGGGAGAGCTTGTTAAAAAGCAACTTCTTAACAAAAATAAAAATTTAGTTTTATGAAATTTATATTAAATTTGTATTTTAAGCTATTTAGGGCGGTTTTTAATAAATTACCTATCTTTACTAATAAAAGTGGCAAAAGCAACTGGGATTGGCTAAAACTTGATAAAAACGATACTTTTACAAAAGTTTTAGGTTCAATCTTTTTTTATGGTATTACTGGTTATTTTTTGATGGTAGCAAAATTTTTTATTAATAGTTATATTACATTAGATTTGTTAAGCAAGATTGGTTTTAGTGCTATTAATAATATTGCCTATTTAAACTCAAAAATTTTTCAAGCAACTATGATATGGTTTATAAGCTGGTTAATTACAATGTTAATTATACTTAAAAATCATAAAAAAAAACCAAACATTAAAAAAATTTTTTAATATGCAAAAAAAAGATATATTATTTTTTATTTTAGCAACAATTTTATTTATTATTTGTTGCTTTATATCTATCAATAGTTATGCAACAACAATTAATAGAGTTGTTGATGGCGATACTTTTGTTATAAACAAGCCAAAACCTCCATTAGAATTGATGCAAACTAGACATAGAATAGCTGGTATTGATACCCCCGAAAGTTTTAAACAAGTTGCAAAATGTAAAAAAGAGATTGAACTTGGCTTAAAAGCAAAAGAATTTGTTTCTAACTTTGTTAAGGGCGGTGTTGAGATTGTTTATTTAAAATTAGATAAATACGGCAGATATTTAGTTAATGTAGATAAAAACGGCTTAAACCTTGCCGATGAGTTAGTTAGAAACGGTTTGGCGGTTTATTATGATGGTGGAACTAAGAAAAAAGACTGGTGCAAGTAAAATAAACAAGGGGTAACTATTGCCACCCCTTGCAATATTGCAAACTCAAAAACAAGAATTGCTTTTGAACAAGATAATTATGATGCATTATTTTTAACTTGTCAATAGTTTTTTTTATCTTTTGTTTATCTTTCCTTTATCTTTTGTTTATCTTTTTAACATAATTTTAATAAAGCAATATAGTTGATTTTACTGGCTCGGTGGCAGTTTCTTTTATCTTTTGTTTATCTTTTGTTTATCTTTTGTTTATTTATTTTTCATTCCAGAATAGTTTCTCAATAACAAATTTTTTTTCTTTTAAGCTATTATTCAATAAACTTTCTTTTTTAATTTCTAAAATGCTTTTAAAAAGGGCATTATATTCACTCATAAAACATCGCCGTTATATAGTTTAATTCTACCATCTAGCCAAGTTTTATAGTCCATATATATAAATTTTGTTTTCATTAATATTGCCAATGTATTTAAAGCCGTTATTTAACAAAAGTTTAATACTAATTAAATTATCATATTTAACAATTGCCAAAATATTACCAATGCCTTTTATTCTATCAAGATAAATAGGTAAGTGCTTTTTCATAATGCCTTTGTTTTGATGTTCTGGTTTTATTTTATACTCAATATGCGGTAATTTTTGATTGTTATATTGCCATAAGGCAATTTCGCCAACAACCTCCCCATTCTCGATTATTTTATACTCATCTATTGTTTGTATCATATTTTCGGAGCGACTTTTTTTTTGCAATCAATTGTGTGAGTATTATTTTTTTGTCTAGGTTCCATAACCGCTATAATAACAAAAACAATAAAAAAAAAGAATGCAATAAATTTAAAATCTTCATTACTAAAATCATCTCCAATTCCTTTCTTTTGAATTCCACACATATCTACTTTGTTTGGTTTTGGGTTATCATTTATCATATTTTTGGAGCGACTTTTGTTATATTAGATAAATTAACTGCTTCTTTATATACAGTATTATTTAAAAACAAATCTAAATCAAAAATACATTTATTATTATCTTTATCAATAATAGTCTCAAAAATATTTTTCTTTATAATCAATTCTTTTAAATTTTCTTTTGTTAATTTGTTTTTATAAAAATCATTAATAAATTTATATTTAAACGTTTCGTTAACATCTTGATAAATATAAGATACATTCACAAAACCGTGAGTAATATGATATTGAATTTCATATGGTCTTTTGTCTTTGGCAATTATTACATCGCATAAAACTGGGTTAAAATATTTTTTGGTTTGTTCTTTAAAATATTCTAGTGCTTCTAAATCTAATATAATGCCGTATTTATCCGTGAATGTTTTTTCTATTTTTAATGCTTGTATTTTTGGTTTTGGAACTTTCCAAGCTTTATCATCTTGAATAGGTTTAGTAATGCCATTTTCCCTAGCAGTTTTTCGTAAAGAGTTACTATTTATATTAAATTTAACACAAATATCTTTTTCACTCCAATCTTCTAATAAACACTTTATTATTTCTTGCTTAATTGCATCGGTAAATTTAATTGGCATATTATATAATTACATTATGTTTAATAAGAATATTTATAGCCTCTTCAACCGAATAAACCACATAATAAAAAGAGTTTTTACTGTTTTTAAAAAAGCTTTGAAAAGTAATTTGACTTTGACTTTGTTTGTTTTTGCCTGCTTTAAATTCTAAAAAAATATTATGGTCTATGCCATCAATATTTTTAATAAAAAGATAATCAGCCCAGCCAGTTTGTAATCCTTTGGCTTTTAATAAAGCTCCAGTTGTTAAAGTTCTATACTCACCAGAAGGAATATAAGTCCAACGGTTGCAACTAAATTTTTTGTAAATTTTGTATTCGTCTATTTTTTTTTTAAAGTTTTTATGCAATTGCCCTTCAGCACCGATGCCTATTTTTCTAGTTTTCATTCGGTTTAAGAATAAAAGTTTCATTATCTGTTTCAAACATATAGACACCTGCATCTTGTTTTTTAAAACGGTAGGTAAATTTTACATTTTCGTAAGTCACGTTTTTTAAAAGTTTATTATAAACAAGTTCTTCAAAATCATTTTTATTAAATTCTTCATATTTTATAAATTTTTCATTAAGTAATCTTGCTTGGTCAAAAAAATAAAATTCTAGTTCTTCGTTAATTTTGAAAAAATATAACTGCCAATAATCCTCAAGAAGACTGTAGCAACTAGTTGTTTCGTAAGTATATATTTTAGAAATCATTTTCTCTATTAATTTATCGTCTTTGTTTATAATTGCATTTTGCGTTTTTTGCAAATTATTTTCATTTTTTACCAACTCAATTAATCTTTTATAATACTCAAACCCTTTTAGCAAGTCTTCCAAACCATTTTTCTTTTTATATCTTGCAACATATTTAATAATATTGCCTTCAATAAAATTTAGATTGTTTGCTACAATAAAATCAATCGGCTCTATTGTAGATTTGTAATGTTTTGGGCTAGTTATGTTACTCATTGTTTTTACCTAAAATTGTTTCATAAACTTTATTGTAATGCCGTTCACTTAAACCGCTTTCGGCTTGTGTTAAAAGATTTCCGTTTGCAAAACTTCTTATCCAAGCCAACTGGTCTTGTGTAATTGTTACTGCATCTACTTTAAATTTCTTGAAAGCATCGTAAGTGACTGGAAATTTTTCTGCAATAATATCGGCTACCTTATCGGCAAACCACCTAATCTCGGCTTGTGCTGTTTCGTGCTGCCTTAACTTAATAAAATGCAACCAGTTTTTAAGATTACCTTTACAAATAAAAGTTGTGTTTGTTGCAGTTGGTAAAACTCCCCTTGCTTGCTCTCGACATACTCCATTTGCTAATAAAGTTTTATACGTTTCAAAAGAATTCTCAATGCTTTCCTGCATTATTGATTGACACAAATCTTGATTGTCAACAGCTCCATTGCTACCTTGCTTGTTTGTTTTTGATTGCTTTCTTAATATTTCGGGCATAAAAAAGCTTTCGTTTTTTGCCTCGGTATATCTTAACGATATTTGGTTGTAAGAAAAAGTTCTGTGCCTTTGCCATTGACTAACAATATATAAAGGGGCGGTTGCTTTTACTACTATCTCCCCCATCTCAAAAGGGGAACTATGGTCATGCTCCATAAGGTAATATAACAAATCAGTAGATTTGCCATCATTATCGGCTCCATAAGATACTCTTGCGCAGTCAGCTATTTTTTGATCGCTACCCATATGATCAGATAATTCTACTTTTATTGTTTCGCTGTATTTGTTTGTCATATTAAAATTTTTTATTTAAATAATAGTTGATAAAAAGTTGTTTAAAAAAATTATGTTTTTTTGTGTTAATATAGCTATAAAAACCATCCCCTGCAAATGTTTTTATGTTATCATATTTAATAAAAAATTCTGTTAACATATAACTTTTATAAAATGTTAAAATTTGGTTTCTTGTATTGCAAAATTCAATTTGCTTAATAAAATCACTTATTGATTTATTATTTTTCATTTCTTCAAAAATCGGATTCCATAAATCTTTGCTAGAATTTTCCAAACGAAAACAATCAAAAAATTTATTAAAAAAATTAAATTTAGCATTCGGTAAAAATGATAAGTATTGTGGCAACCAAGAAAAACTAGCCATAGCATAATCGTGTTCTTTTGTAGTAAAGCGGCTTTCAACAATCGCACCTATTTTTGTGGCAATATCAGTAATTACATAACAGGCTGTATAACTGTTTTCTTTTGAAGCACAAATAAACCATTTTTTACCAACAAATAAATCAGGATTAGCATTTTCATAGCCTCGTTTATGAGAACCTGCCATTGGGTGGCATAAAACAAAGTTATCATTAAAATTAATATCAAAATCTTTTTTAGACATTACATCAAAAATTATTGCTTTTTTATCTGCACTAACAATTTCAGCAATTTTTTTAAAATTTTTTAAATGGCAAGCAATAACAATTAAATCAAAATTATTGCTTAAAATATTTTCTTTGGCAATATTGGGCTGTTCTAATAAAATATTTTCATCTACAATAAAAATATTTTGTGTTATATTATATTTTTTAAAAGCTTTTTCAATAGAGCCTCCCATCATTCCTCTACCTATTATAAGTGTTTTCATATTATTTTATTTTAAGTTGTTAATGCGATAATTTTAAAACATTAAGATTAAGTTGTCAATAGTTTTTTTAAATATTTTTTAATAAATTAATGATTTTTTCAACATTACTTTCACATTGTTTGTAAAATTTCTCTTCATTAAATTTTTTACCTTTATTTAGGGCTTGTGCCGTGTTATATTCTAATGTATTATTGCCAAGCATTGCTAGTGGCTCAATAAAGTTAGTTTTAATCATATTGGCATATGGTTTTAAAAACTCATATTGTTTATTTGTAATAATATACTCATTATTCTCATCAAAATAAAAATTAAAACCATCGTGCTCGCATATTTCATAAAAAAATTTATAAAAAGCAAAAATAACGGCAGTTACTACTTTTGTTGTCACGCATTCTTGTGTTTGTTTATTGTAATATAAATTATAGCATTTTCTAATGATTTTATTTACATTAATTACTTGCTTAAAAAATCTTTTTTTATCTATATCATATTTTTGTCTTGTATCAATAAAAAATTTATCGGCAAAATTAATAGAGTTATTAATAGTATCTACTTGATTTTTTACAATTTCTTTTGCTTCACTGGTCAAATCTGGGCTATCTTCTTGCACAGATCCTTGGGTTATTACATCTTTAAAAAATAAAGGTGCAAACAAAATTAACCGAAGCCTTCTGTCGTTTATATACATTATTTTAAAACCTCCAACTCGGCTTTAATGTCTCTGTTGTTTGCTTTTACATCGCTGTATTTTTCGCCATATCTTTTTTGTAGTTTTAAAATATTTTTTTCTAAACCAAGTTGCCAAAGATTGCCAAACTCTTGATTAAATAAAAAATAAATATCTTCTATTTTCTCAATAAATTCTTTTATTTCGCAGAACGGTTTATTATACATTATAACTTTTTTCATATTATCGGCAACATCAAAGGCAAGTTGTTTAATTTTAGTCAAATCTTTTGTGCCAGTTATTTTACCACTAAAATTTAAATCAAAGTTAAATACATCACTTAAAAGGGCAATATACCAAGCACAATCGCCTAACTCTTCAATAATATTAATCTCATCATTTTTAATAATTGCTTGCTCTAGCTCATCTATTTCTAAATATAAATAAGATCCGTGTAATTTTCTTAAAGTTATAGCATTTAATCTTTCTAGTATTAAGTCATAATCTTTAATTTCGGTTCTTAAAGCTAGCTCTTTGTATTGCCTAAAATTTATATTTGTCATATGTTTATTATTTTAAAAAAGTTGTAATTAAAAATAAAATTATTATGTAGTGCAGAAAAAAAGCACATTATTTTACATTTTTTATTTTTGATAATTCTTGTATTCTTTGTTTAGCCAAATTTCTAATTCTGTTCCTGTCGTCGGCTGTTTCGATTTCAGGGTAGTATTTTTCAATTTCTAAAAATGTTATTAGCTCGGCAAAATCTGTTGAGATGGTTGCTTGCTCTTCTAAAAAAGAAAGTCTTTTTTCTGTTATCATATTTAATTATTTTTTTAATTTTTCTTTATTTAAAAACTCTTCCAAAGCTTTTCTTACAACAAAAGAAAAAGATCGTTCGGTTTCTTTTGCATAATTTGTTAAATCTTTATAAAGATCTTCACTTTTTAAATCGGTTGTGATTAGTAATTGTTTTTTCATAATTATTCTTGTTGTTTTTAGATTTTATTACTGTTTGTTCTTTCATTTACTTTTAATTAATTTAAACATTGATTTTGTTTTGACACTGCCTTCGGCAAGCAATAAACTAGCTTCATAATCTTTTTTATTTGCTTCTTGCTTTTTAACAATATCATCGGCACTCCATTTTGTAGGAAGTGTCATTTGCACGTTAAAAGGACTGCCTCTAAAAATAACAGATCTTTGATTTTCGGTTGCAATAGTTTTTAATTTTTTTTCAACTTTATCTTTTAATTCGCAATATCTATTGTAATTAGCTTCTAACTGGCTCATTTCGGATATATCGTCGTTTAATTCGCTTGGCAAGTCCATTATAAGCTCTTTTCTAGCTAAAAACTCTACAAGCTCCACATCTTTTTTTAATCCTATTTTTTCAAAAAAAGCAGTTAAATTAGGCTCTAATTTTTTGATATGGTCTTGATTTGTTAAATCTAATTTTGCGAATTCTTTTAGCTCATTTTGTATAGCCTCTTGCTCTTGTTTATTTTTTTTATCAAGATCGTTTTGTTTTTCAATAATTTTTATTTTACAAAATTCTAAAAATTCATTTTTTATAGCTTCTTGTCTTTGGTCAAGAGAGTTTTGTAAATTATTTAAAAAATTGTTTTTCTCCTCAATATGATGTATTTTAAAATCATTGTTAAAATCTGCATCAAAATAATCTAGCACATTTTCAACCGCTACAATCAATTCTTTGTCTTCTTCGCAATCAATAACCATAGCTTCAATATCTAGCTCGGCACTTATATCGTGCTCTTTATCCCTTGTGGCAACTTGTTGTAATACAATCACTGCATTATCAATCTTATGTAAAGCCATTTGCATAGCAACTTGCAATTTATAACTTATCCAATTAATCTCTTCTTTTACTGGGTTGCCAACTGCATCTAAACCTGTATTTTTAGTTTTAATTTCGGCAATACATCTTCTATCATCAATATTAATTAAAAAATCAATTGTTGCAATTGCTATAAAATTTTTATATTGTTTGCTAGCTTTTTTATTATAACCCGCAACCTCTTCGCAATTATTATAATGCTGTAAAAATTTATCAAAAACTGGTCGCTCTAATTCATTGCCTCGCTTGGTATTGTTATTGCTTGTTTTTTTACTTAATAATTCTAACTCTTCGGCGGTTAGTTTTATTTTTTCTTTAATACTCCACGGGCTTTCAATGTATTTATTATCAGATACTTCTTGCTTCCAAACATTAACAGAAACTTCCTCCATTTTTTTAATTTCATTGTAAGTTTCTTGACTAATAATGTTTTTTGCAAGCAATTTATCGGAGTAGTAATAAACTAATCCTGCTATTTGTGATGCTCCAATTGCTCCTTGTCTATTTGTAAAAAAGTTTTCTTTCATATTTTTTTATTTTAAATTGTTAATTGAGTTTTTTTGTGGTGTGTTTGTGGTGTAATAATTTTAAATTATTAAAAAATAATTGTCAAGTGTTTTTTAAAAATATTTTAATTTTTTTTAATCTACTGGTGCTTTTGTAGGTGTAAAAGCAGTATTAGTTCTTGATTTAACATTACCATCAGCTTCTTTGCAAATATTATGTAATTCTTTTTTAATATCTACCAATAATTCTTGGTTTTCCTTGTCTAATTCACTATGCCAAGCTATAAAAGTTGATAATCCTTCCATTGCAATTAATCTTGCTTCTTTTTGTAATTGTAATTTTTCTAGGTCAATAGATGCTCCTGCATCATTTACCCAGTCTGCAATTACTTTTCCGTGAGCTTCATTTAAAAAATTTGTAATATTTAATTGTAAATTTTTAGGGCATTTTGTAATTTCCACTTGCCCTTTATTATACATATGAAAAACAGCTAACATATCATATAAAAAAGTTTTTTCTTGTATCGGGACAATTCCATCTTCTATAATTTCTTTGCCTACTTGTTTAGTTTTTGCTTTTGCTCTGGTGCATAAAATAAAATGGCATTTTGATGATAATATAAAATCCATTAATTTTTTATGTTCTTTTTTAGGTTCCTGCCAAACAGCTATTTTATTTTTTAACGAGCTGTTGTCTGCTTGATATACGGCTCCTCCTATGCCATCCCATTCGTGGCTTATACTATCAATAATAATAGCTCCATAATCTTCATTTTGTGCTAGTTTAATTGCTTCAATAAATTTACTTGATGAAAATGGGGATTCTAAATTAATAACATCAAAATCAAAATCTGCATCGTAATGGCTAGCTCTGTGATTTTCTGTATCAATTACACAAACTCTATTGTTTTTTGCATTAGCAACTAATCCGTGTGCTAATTTTAATGCCGAAAATGTTTTACCTGAACCGCTTTCGCCGTAAAGACATATAACTGCTGGTAATGATTTTCTAATTGCTTTTTCTATTTTCATATATTTATATTTTAAATTGTTAATTTAGCTAAAATTTAGCTAATATAATTTTAATCTATTCAAAAAAAATTGTCAAGTCTTTTTTTAAAAAAATTTGTTATTTTTCCACAAATCTTGCTTAAAACCATTATGATTGCCAAAGTTATTTTTTTTTACTCTTAAAGAACTCTTGATTAAATCTTTCATAATAAAAAATTCTGTTTCATTTTTTTTGCCAATATAATTATTGATAATTGTTTTAAATAATTCCTCGTGAACTATTAAACTAAACAAATTTTGCTCCATTTTTTGAAAATACATATATTGTTCGTCGTTAATTTTGTTAGATTGATATTTGTCTTTTAAATCAAAAATATCGATTGACAATGGCTCCCGTTTCATTTCTTTTTTTATTTCACCAACCAAACAGCGACCTCCCAGTAAATCTTTAAGTTGTGCTCTGGTTACAATAAAATAAACATCTAAATTTTCAGGAATTCGATTAGAGCTTTCTAAAAATTTTGCAATCAATTTTTCATTAAAACTTTTATCTTTTGGAAATGTTCCCCAATTCAAAAAAAAATCTAAAAAGTTTTTTGGAGTATTTTTATTTTTATTTTGATTATAGCTATATGTTTTATCCGCCCAAATCTTTTTATTTAAAATTTGTTGCATAAAACCAGCTTGTGTATTATCTAAACCTAGATCACTTTCTATTTTATTCCTATATCTTAATGCAAATTTTTTTATATCATCAATCATTTTTTCATCATCTCTTTTAAAAAGATAGAAAGTATTGCCAAGATTGTTTAAATTATAATTTTGTTCTTTCATATATTTTTTTATTTTAATTGTTAGCTAATTTTCGTAATTCAATATCACCTCGTAATCTATCGCTTGCATATCCCAAAGCCAAACCATCTTGTTTTACTACAATTAATGCCTTATTTTTATCTGTTATTTTCATATTTTTTTTATTTTAAGTTGTTAGTAATTATTAAAGCCAAAAAGAAATATCTTCGCAAAATGTTATAAAATTATCTGTTTTGCTCGCCGAAATTGGTTTAATTAAAGTATTAGGTTCTATATCTTCTTTTTTTGATAATTCTTGATAAATTCTATTTTTATCTTTGGCAACAATTTTTAATTGTTCTTCAATTTTTTTTGATAATGGCTGTATTATTTTTGTTGTATTTTTCATATATTTTTTTTATTTTTAATTGTTAAGTTGCCGTTTGGTTAATTTTCAAATCTATTCGTAAATAGGCAAACGGCAAGTTAATTTTAATTAGTTATTTTTAGTTGTCAAGATCTTTTTTTTATTAATGTTAATGTTTAAATCACAGCAATAATAAATTACATAGCAAATTGCATTAAAAATAACCATTATTGCAATAAACATTGCTAAACTTTTTAACAAAAAAGCAAATAATAACATTGTTTCAAAAAATATAATTAGCAAGATTAAACAAGATTTTATAAGATATTTCATAAATTTTGATAGAATTGTTTTAATTGATAATAATTTTTAGTTTTTATAACCTCCAAGCACCATTTCGGATATAATTGATAACTAACAAAACCATTTTGCAGAACCGAATTTTGAAACCAATCGCTTTTAAATAAAAACATAAAGCAACCGTGATTAGCTGGCACTCCAATAGAATTGCCAAGTTTATTTAAAATAACCACTTGATGCAATAAATTTGTTCTCATAAAACCGCAAAAGCCATAATCTGATCGGCTATCGTGCCAACCAAACCAACCTTCTTTTTTGGCTGTTTCAATAAAAAAATGATTTTTTGCATCATTGTAGTATTTTAGCATAAGCTCATCAATACTCTTGTATAACTCTTCTTGTAGCCAAAAGTTGTTGTTTTGTGTTGCTATTTTTTCTTTCATATTATTTTGATTTTAAGTTATTGTTAATTTGTTTTATGTATGTTTGTATGTTTTTTTGATTTTGTGTTGCTTGTTGCCCCTCTAATTGCTTTTTTTCGCTATTTAGTTGCAACCTTTTTTGATGGTTTTTAATTTCTTGCAAATAATCATCTGGATAGTCAAGATAATGACTTACCAATCTAGCCCCAGTGATTTTACAAATTTCGTATTTACTTTTTTCAATTTTCTTTGGCAAAAAAGATTTTAGCCAGTCTGCCACAGCAGGGCAACCTTGATAACCATAAGCATCATTCCACTCTTTGGTGGTGGTATTAAGTATGATATAGCCAGTATGCTTTTGAAACATTTCGTTAGTCAATTTATCGGCTAGTGCCTCGTAAATCATTATAATTTTAGCATCGCTTTCTTTTTTACTTGCGAAAAAATTATCCCTCATCAAGTCGTAGTTATGTATAAATACTTTGTATTCTAAAATTTTCATATTACTGGTTGCTATAAAATTTTGCTAAGCGCTCGTGTTGCTCTTTTCTTTCAAGATCCAATTGTTCTTGTCTTGTTAGCGGTTTTTTTCTACTTAAAAAATTTTCAATCTTTGTAAATTTTTCTCTAAAAGCAGATGCAGATTGCACTTCCGGGAAGTAATTAGCTTTCCAATTGTCGGCTATTGCTTGTATGCACTTAATCACATCTTGTTTAGCTTGCTCTTCGCCTCTTGGTTGTAAATCTTTGCTAATTAGTAGCTTAATGTCTTTTTGCCAATTGTTAGTTGTTATTTTTCTTTGCATCTTGTCTTCTAAAATACTTTGAAAGTCATTAACAACATCTTCACAAAAAATATCAAGATCCGATTTTTCGACAGTTACTATTTTATTAGGTTTATTAGATATATCTTTATCTTTATCTTTATCTTTATCTTTATCTTTATCGGCTTTTTTGGGTTCGCTTGGGTTTATTTGGGTTTCCAAATATCCCAGTGGGTTATCTTGGGTTTTTGGCCTACCGCCTTTTGCACCATTGATTTTGTTTCTTTCAACAACATTTTGATACTTTTGACAGTCTCTTTTAAACTGGTTTAAAAATGGTTCAAAAATAATAGAAATCAATCTATCTTGCGGTAAAATATTGCTTGTTTGGTATTCGTAAATAGCTTTAAATAACTTGCCAGCCTCTTCATCGGTAAGTTGTTTAAGTATTGATAAGTTGTCTTTGTAAAGAAAAAAAGACTTATTTTTTGTTTGGTCGGTCATTTTGAGTATCCTGTATTAATTTTATGAGATTATCGGCAAAATCGTAGAAACCTCGCTTAATTCTATTCTCAACTAGTTTTGGCAATTTTAGATCTGCCAAGTCGTCAAGAGTTCTTGCGATTTGTCTATCTTTCTGTCTGTCAATCTCTTTTATTAGCATTGTTTCCTGTATTTTTTGCATTACTGCTCCTTTTGTTTGGTAGACTGGGGATTGAAAAAGTCTGCCAAGGTTAATTTTAATTGTTTAATTTTAATTTATCAAGTTATAGCTGTAAATAAATATTAAGACTTTCTAATATATTTAAGCAAATAATCATTAATTCT